AGACTCCTATGAATAATCTTGAGTCCCAGCAGAGTGGTGCTGATAATCAACCTGCTTCTGATTTTAGTGATCAGCAGGAAGGTGAAAGCAATCAACCTGAGTTCAATGATTCTGAAGATGCTCCTACTTCTGATGAAACTACTCAAGAAGAGAGTGAAACCACCCCAGAAATGGGTGGTGAGAAGAATGAAGAACCTGAAGTGAAGACGATGGAATCTCTGGAAGAAGCACTTAAAGAACTAGCCAATAATAGTGGTCCAGAAAATGTTTATCTGGAACTACCTAAACTTGATCTGAAAAAAGTAATTGTTCCGAATGCTGAGATTCATTCCAAATGCAAAGAATCTTGGGACAATTTTATTGAAGATCGTGATTATAAGCACGAAGATGTTTTTGGTGCAGTTGATAAGAAGTTTGTAGAATTCAAGCGTTCTGCTCAAAAGGAAGTGAATTATCTGGTGAAAGAGTTTGAATGTCGCAAGGCAGCAGATTCTTATGCCCGTGCCACCACTGCCCGTACTGGTGTTCTGGACTGCTCTAAACTTCACACCTACAAATACAATGAAGATCTTTTCAAGAAAGTTACAACTCTTGCTACAGGTAAGAATCATGGTCTGGTGTTTGTTCTAGACTGGTCTGGTTCTATGGGTGACGTGATGCTGGATACAGTCAAACAACTCTTTAATCTTGTCTGGTTTTGTAGGAAAGTTGCGATTCCTTTTGAGGTTTATGCTTTCACAACTGACTATCCTTTGGTTTCTTATGATGAGAATGGTAAATCAAATCTTCGTGAACTTGCCTACCAAAAGAAAGATGGTTTGATTCAGGTTGGTGAATGGTTCTCGATGATGAATCTTCTTACCAGTCAAGTGAATGGTAAAACATTGGAAGATCAGATGAAGAATATTTTCCGCCTCGCTCATTCTTTTAGGTGTAATTCTTATTCTTTTTATTCTACTCCTCCAGGTCTTTCTCTTTCTGGAACTCCTTTGAATGAAGCACTGATTTCACTTCATCAAATTTTGCCCAAATTTCAGAAAGAAAACAAACTTCAAAAAGTTCAGTGTGTGATTTTGACTGATGGTGAGGCATGTGCTATTAATTATCATCGTGAAGTGAAGCGTCATTGGGAAAAAGATTCTTATATTGGAACTTCTCATATTGGAAGTGGAACATTTTTGCGTGATCGTAAAACTGGAAACACCTATTCTCTAGATTGTGAATGGAATCAAATGACCGATGTGTTTCTTCGCAACCTTCGGGACAAGTTTACTGATATTAACTTTATCGGCATTCGTGTTCTTGAGTCTCGTGATGCTGGACATTTTATTCGCCGTTACTATGGGTATTATGGCCCAGACTATGAAAGTGTTATGAATTCTTGGAAGAAAGAAAAAGCATTTACAATTAAAAATTCCGGTTATCATTCTTATTTTGGACTTTCTGCAAGTACTCTTTCTCAAAATACAGAGTTTGATGTTGCCGAAGATGCTACTAAATCTCAAATTAAATCTGCTTTTGTGAAGAGTTTGAAGTGCAAGAAAATGAACAAAAAAATTCTTGAAGAGTTTATTTCTCTGGTAGCATAAATACTGATACCTAATTTGGTGGTTCTTTTTAGGTTGGAATAAAGCACCTTCGGGTGCTTTTTTTGTATAAATCAATCTTATTATTATAAAATGTGAAAGATAACAAGAAACAAAATTGTTAATTTATAAATAACTAAAAAGTATATAAAAATGAATTCACAACAAGTTCAGGACATTCGCCTTATGTATGAGGCGGTTTATAATGAAGAATTGAGAGAAAAGGCAGATGAATATAATAATATGATCTCAGATCAAGATATTGTGGAAGTTGCAACTGAGTATTTTTATACTTATGGACTTAATGGAGATGGTGTTAATATTCTGATCGAAAAAGTTGGTCTTGATAACTTTGTAGAATTTGTTTATAGTCTTTCCGAAGATCTTTATGTTCTTACAGAAGCAAGAAGAGCAAGAAGAGCAAGACCTGGTGGACCTTCTTATAAAGAACTGCAGGCAACAATTTTTGCTCATGATGACGCGAAGGCGGCAAGAGCAGCGGCAAGAGCAGCAGCAATGAAAAAAGCAAAAGAAGAAGCAAAACAAAGAACTGAAACTGAAAAAAAAGAACCGGAATCAAAAGGTCCTGATACGGAAGCAAAGGCACAGCAACCAAAGAAAAAACCAATTCGTGATGCCATTGCAAGAGGAATTCTTGCTGGTATAGAACGACATCGTACTGGAATGAATCTTGCCAAACAAACTGGTCAAACGGTAGGAAGAGTCATTTCTACTGCTGGTGAAGCAATGCGTCGTGCATCTCAGAGTGAAATTGGAAAAAAAATTGGAGATGCTCCTGAATTTGTTTATCGTTTAGGCAGAGAAGCAGGTAATAGTGAAACTGGTCAAAAAGTTAAAAAGGCATTTGGTATTGGTGAAGAAGTTGAAAACTGGGTAAACTTTCTTGTCGAAGAAGGTTATGATTTGAGTGAATATACTTGGGATGATATGTATGAGATTTATATGAATCTTGATGAGGGGAATAGATTAGAAAGAGAATATGATGTTCCAAATTGGGATAAAGTTTATAATAGAACTGCAAGAGATAACCCTGGGCTAAGAGGTACAAGTCACCAAAACACCTTCGTCTCTAATAGACAAAGAAGACCAAGTTGGGAAACTGGGAATCAAATAACACAAGGATTGAGTAAAGGAAGAGTTCAAAGACATAGAGATAGAAGAGGAGTAAAGACAAAGGGTCTTCCAGAATCTTATGATTATTTTGATTACATTCTTGAGCACCTAGTTGCTGAAGGTTATGCTGATACAAATCAGGATGCTCTTATTATTATGGCAAATATGAGTGAAGAGTGGAGAAACGATATTGACACATTTCTCTTAGAAAGAAGGCGTGAAGATAAGGGAAGACCGAGACGCAGAAGAGATCGACCATTAGAATTTGTTAGATCTATGAATCCTGGTATAATGACAAAAAGTGGTGGAACTATTGCTGATCATGAAGCACGAAGGGGTGTTGGAAAACTTCAAAGACAATCTCAAGAAATTGAAATAGACCCAACAACTGGAAAAAGAACAAGAATTAGACCAGAAAGTGAAGGACCAACTCCAGCTAAAAAAGTCGCAATGAAGCGTAGACCACAAGCATATCCTTATCCAGGAGATGTTTATTCCAGAGGTGATTTTGGAATTCGGGGATATATGTCTGGAGATTGAGGACACTTTTTGAACTGTCTACGGGGGGTACAAATGCCCCCTTTTTTCGTGTATAATAATTTCAGTTAAACAAACAAACTAAATTATTACTCGCACCAAAATGACTGATGATCAAATTATTTCTAGTCTTAAAGAAAATTTTGGTACAGAATTGACTGCTTCTGATATTAAAGGATTTTGTGCCGCCAAGAATCTCTCATATCCTACTGTGACTCGTCGCCTTGAACAATTTAAAACTAATCGTGGAAGGTGGAATCTTGAAGTAACTAGTGAGGCAGTTGAAACTTTGGAGAACACTTTCAACTCTCCTTCTGTTCGTGGCATTGATATTATTGAAGCAGTAAAACAAAACCTTATTCCTGAAAAAGATGATACCTTCGTCAAGTTTGGTAATTTTACTGATATTAAAAAGATTATTCAGTCCCGTCTCTTTTATCCTACATTTATTACGGGTCTTTCGGGTAACGGTAAAACATTCGGTGTGGAGCAAGCGTGTGCTCAAACTGGTCGTGAATTGATTCGTGTCAATATCACGATTGAGACTGATGAGGATGATCTGATTGGTGGATTCCGCCTTTTTGGTGGTTCTACTGTGTGGAAAAATGGTCCCGTAATTGAAGCACTGGAGCGTGGAGCGATTCTGCTCCTTGATGAGATTGATCTTGCCTCAAACAAGATTATGTGTCTGCAATCTGTTCTGGAAGGTAAAGGTGTTTTTCTGAAAAAGATTGGTAAGTTTGTCAAACCTGCTCCTGGTTTTAATGTGATTGCAACCGCAAACACCAAGGGTAAGGGTTCTGATGATGGGCGCTTCATCGGCACCAACGTTCTCAATGCTGCTTTTCTTGATAGGTTTGCTATTACACTGGAGCAAGAATATCCTACAAGTGCGATTGAGCAAAAAATTCTACAGGGAATTGCAGATTCTATTGGTATTCTTGAAAGTGGTGATTTTATTAAAAAATTGTGCGATTGGAGCGACATTATTCGTAAAACCTTTTATGATGGTGGTATTGATGAAATTGTTTCTACTCGCCGCCTAGTTCATATTCTAAAGGCATATTCTATCTTTAATAGTAAAGAAAAATCGATCAAATATTCTATTTCTGGATTTGATGATGAGACCAAACAAGCATTCCTTGAACTTTATGATAAGGTTGATGCTGATTTCACGATGCCTGCTGAGGGTGAGCATGTAACTTGCGACCTTGACCAACCCGCTCCGTTCTGATATAATTGGGGGAGGTAAACTATCTCCCCCCCCTTTTTATTATGGATGAGTATCCTTATTCTCAATATGAATTTACCCTGTCTCAAAATCAAGAGACAGGAATGTTAAACCTTACAAAAACTCCCGTGACTATGACCGAATCAAAAAACCATCTCTGGAAATACAACGAAGATAAAATTCTGAAAGATGTTCAGGATTATGTAACCAGTACTTATCATGGTCATTATTGTGGAGATGAATCTGGTTATGATGACATTCAAACAATTGATCTGATGGCAGCAAAGAAACTGGCAGCAGGTTTTTGTCAGGCAAACATCTTAAAGTATGGTTCTCGCTATGGGGACAAGGATGGACGCAATAAGCGTGATTTGATGAAAGTCATTCACTATGCTATGTTGCTTCTTCACTTTGACAAACATTATTCCCGTAAAGATAATGGTCTGACCGAATTCCGTTGATTATGAAAATCCAAAACAAAACAATGAAACTTTCTGATAACACTCTTGCACTTCTCAAGAACTTTGCTGGCATCAACAACTCTATTCTTGTGAAGCAAGGTAATCGCCTTCGTACAATTTCTGTGGCAAAAAATATATTGGCAGAAGCAGAAATTACTGAGGAGTTCCCCCGCGACTTTGCAATTTATGATCTTAACCAATTTCTGAATGGTCTGAGTCTTCATCAGGATCCTGATCTTGATTTTACTGAAGAATCATATTTGAGCATCAAAGAGGGCAAGCGTCGAGTAAAGTATTTCTTTGCCGATCCGAATGTGATCATTTCTCCTCCAGATAAAGGCATTCAACTGCCTTCACAAGAGGTTTGCTTCCAACTGGACAGCACTTCTTTGGAGAAACTGGTCAAGGCAGCAGCAGTGTACCAACTTCCAGACCTTTCTGCTGTTGGTGAAAATGGCGTTATCAAACTGGTAGTTCGTGATAAGAAGAATGATACTTCCAACGAATATGCCATTGTGGTTGGTGAAACGGATGCTGAGTTTACTTTCAACTTCAAGGTAGAAAACATCAAGATTATTCCTGGTGCTTATGATGTGGTAGTGTCACAAAAACTTCTGTCACAGTTCACGAATACTAAGTATAATCTTTCTTATTGGATTGCTCTGGAACCTGATTCTACTTTCAATTGATGGAATTTCTTCTTTATCTTACTCCTCAAGCAAAAGACATTCTCGATCAAATTTATCGGGCAAAATATTCAGTTTATGAAAATATTGGGTATTGTAAAGGAAACAAAGATTTTTTTGGTTATGCAGATTTTGGTAAAAAGTTTGTAATTTGCACTAAAAATATTAAAAATAGTGGATTTGAAACAAATTTTTATATCAATCAAACTGTTTATCATGAAGGAGCGCATGTTGCACATTTATGTAATGGATATAAACCTTTTGGTATTTCTAAAAATGACATGCCTCTTTCATCTATAAAATATCAAGGTATTAAAAATTCAGTAAAAGCATCAACTGCTTCTACTCAAATTGAACATGAAGCATACTGGATGGAAGATAAACCAGAAAAAGTTAAGTATGTAATTCAAAAGTATTGTTTTTGATACATATGTAAACTTTTTTACTTTGAGGATCTAACAAAGAACACTATAAACAACTGATGACTGAATGGAGAAAAAACAATCCAGATTATCAAAAAAAATGGACTAAAAAATGTCCTGAAAGTCAGTTGTTGAGAAGTGCCAGACAAAGAGCAAAACAAAAAGATATGGAATGTACAATCACTCAAAATGATATTCACATTCCAGAATTGTGTCCAGTATTTAAAGTTCCTCTTGTAAAGAGAACAGAGTATGCGCCCTCTCTTGATAGAATTGATAATACAAAAGGTTATATTCCCGAAAATATTGTTGTTGTGTCAAGAAAAGCAATTGTTATGAAAAATAACGGTTCTGTTGAGGACTTACGAATGCTGGTAGAATACTATTCTAAATTAATGAATTGAGGAACCTACCATCAACATATTTGTCACTTCGCCATTTCCAGCAGAGAGTGCAATTGTACTTCCTGACAAATTAGTAATAAAAATGCCTGTTGAGACCTGTCAGATGGTTTCTATCATTTTCTCTAAATGGTATTATGATTGGGGTTACATTCCAAAGAAAGATGGTCTTCCATATAGTACAGAAAAGGGTGCCTTTCGCAATCATCCCTGTACCCAATGGGCAGCAAAATCCCATGAGAACCTTGCTTGGTTGATTCGTCACGGGTATGCTCTTTGTAATGAGTATCGGCATCGTTATGAAAAAGAACACTCTTGTATCAGGAGTCTTGAAGTTGCTGAGAATATCTTTGCCACTAAAAGTGGAAAAGAAATTTCCATCCACAAAAATGTGGTAGAATTTACGAGGGCAATGCCCGATGAGTATAAACTTGATACGAAAATTGATACATTTGAGGCATATAAAAGATATATTGCTTCCAAACCTTGGGTGAATGATAATTATCTTCGCATCCCATCTAGAAAACCTTCATGGATAAATTAAATTATGGAAATCACTGATAGTAAACCATTTTTGTGGGTGGAAAAATGGGCACCAGAATCTGTTGATGATTTGATTCTTACTAAAAGTGTAAAAGAGTTTTTTACTAATGTGGTAAGTAAAGGGCAACTAAATCAAAATCTTATCTTACAAGGTTCTCAGGGTTGTGGTAAAACTCAAACTATTAAAACTCTCTGTAAGATTACAAAACAAGATGTTTTGTTTTTGAATGGTTCGTCTGAGGGTAGGTATTTGGATACTATTCGTAATCAAGTCATTAACTTTGGAACTACTGTCTCTATGTTTAATGATAAGAAAAAAGTAGTGTTCTTTGATGAGTTTGATGGAACAACTAATGATGTAATGCTTTGCCTTCGTGGAGTGATTGAACAACTTCACAATAATGTATGCTTCATTTTTACTTGCAATAATCTTAATAAAATTATTGAACCAATCCAATCAAGGTGTGTTGTTCTTAAATATACTCCTATTCCAAAGAATGAAAAACCTGAGTTGATGGTATCTATTTTTAATAGAATGTCTCACATTCTTGACGAGGAAAATATTGAGTATGATAAGAAAGTTATAGCAGAACTCATCAAAAACTATTTTCCAGATACAAGGCAACTTATCAACACTCTTCAACGATATGCTACTGGTGGGAAAATTGACTCGGGAATTCTTGCATCTTTCTCAGATGTTTCGATAAATGATCTTCTTAAACACCTTAAGGAAAAAAACTTTACGGAGGTTCGCAAATGGGTTGTTGCTAATTTGGATAACGATTCTAGTGTTATTCTTCGGAGGGTTTATGACGCACTTTACGATGCCCTTGTTCCTGCTAGTATTCCTGCTGCTGTCCTTGTTATTGCTAAGTATCAGTATCAAAGTTCGTTCTGTGCTGACCAAGAAATAAATCTTCTAGCAGCACTTACGGAGATGATGTGTGAGGTTGAGTTCAAATGAATCAGTATAAAATTAACTATAAAGATCTGAAAGAAATTCCAGTTAAAACAACTCCTGAGAATGTTAAAGAAGCAAACGAAGGTCTTTTTCGCGCTAAAATGACTTTGCCTGCTGCTGCAAAGCATTGTGGTATGACTCAGAAGGAAATGAAATTGACTTTTTGGGAATATATGAAGTATAACAAACCTGATTATGAATATTGATTTTTCTCGCATAAACCTTGAAGAATTCTTTGGATGTGTAAATGCCACAAACACAACTCAAATGAAATCTAATGCATTTAAAACTTTTCGCACATATTTGCAAGAAAAGTCTTTTGCAAAATGGAGCAATGGTCAACTAATTTATGTTGGTGACTATGAAGATGGTAGAGACTTTGTAGATCATTCTGGAATTTATTATGAAATGAAAGGATCTCTAGGTTTGTTTAATAAAAATGGAAGTTGTAAGAGAGTCGTTTTAATTAATAAGCGCCCAGGAAAAAGAAAAATTAAAGAACTAACAAAACAAGATATTAAAAAAACATTTGAATATATGTTTTTGGTGGATACTAAAACTATGTCTATCGCATATACAAATTGGGATACTGTGTATTCACGAGTCGAATGTGATGGTGCTGGAGCAACTTTTAAACTTAAATTGGGCGATTATCAAATGGTTCACTCTAATATTGTTCCATCTGAAAAACAAATTGATTCTTGCCAACTTTTGAATATGGTTGAGGAAATTTTGTAATGAAAATTTATAAAAAATATTTAAAAATTTACTTTAAATATTTTCAAAATGAGTTTTAATTATGTTATCTCCTGAAAATGCCATTTGGGCAGCAGATCAGTTCATAGAATATTATTCCAAATTTAATCGTATTGATGATTATCTTCGATATGTTAAAAAGAGTAGAATTGATAATGCATCTGGAAAATTGTTTGGACCTGAAGATGAAATATTTTCAAATTTTAATCTTCATCCAAATGAAATGTCATTTTCAATTCATGAGGTAGATACTAACCCAAAAACAACATCCAAGTATAATCAAGATCTTTATTCGGAAATCTTAAATGATACTGCTTCAAATCCTATTGAGGAAGCAATTCCTGGCAGAACTTTAAAGTGGATTGTGACCGAGGATAGTACAAATAAAATAGTAGGTGTTGTTCGTTTTGGATCACCAACTATCAATTCAAAACCAAGAAATGATTATTTTGGTGAAGTACTTTCACTTTCAAGAATTAACAGTGAGTTTGTAATGGGATTTAATATTGTTCCTGTACAGCCATTTGGATATAATTATCTTGGTGGGAAACTTCTTGCTCTATTGGCGTCTTCTAATGAACTCAAACGACAATTTGATCGTAAATATGGAATTGATCTTCAATACTTCGAAACAACTTCATTGTACGGTACAACAAAAGGGGTATCCATGTATGATGGTCTTAAACCTTATATTCGACACATAGGAGATACTGAAAGTAATTTTCTTCCTCTTTTTCATGACGATTACTTTAAGGAAATGTTCTGGTGGTTTAATAATACTGCAAATGGTGGGGAAAGACTTATTTCTGCAGATAAGTCATCAAAAAAATTGAAAATTCAAACCAAGATGATTTCCATTATTAGAAATTCTTTAAAAGGTCATTCAAAGTTGGATGAGTTTAATTCCTGTATTGAACATGCAAAAACATTGACTGAAAAGAAAAGATATTATCTTTCTAAATTTGGATATGAACCAGAAGAAGTTATTGAATGGTGGAAAAAAAAGGCGTCTAAAAGGTATGAAAAACTCAAATCTGAGAATCGATTGAGGACAGAACTTGAATTGTGGAAACATGGTAATGATATGGAGATTATTAGATGACAATTGAATTGAAAGATTGGTTAAACTCGATCAATCAGACGAAGAAACATCTGATTGATGAAGATCCTTCACTTGAGAAGGAATATCCCCCATATATCATCAATAAATGTCTGTCTGGACACATTGATTGTATTATGTTTGCGAACGAAATGAATCAGTATCATTTTCTTCCAAAGAAGATGCAATATGACTTTTTTATAAATAGTCTGAGGAAAAAGAAGAGATATTCTCCCTGGCTCCGACAAGATAAAATCAAAGATCTTGATTATGTCAAACAATATTATGGTTTTAATGATGAAAAGGCAAAACAGGCTTTGAGAATTCTTACTAAAGAACAACTTACTTTTATAAAATCAAAATTTGAAACTGGAGGAAAAAAATGAGTGTCGTTCAAGAACCTGTAGTAAATTGGACGCCTAATATGATGATTGAAGTTTTGCTGAATGAACCTGATGATTTTCTTAAGGTTCGTGAGACTTTGACACGTATCGGAGTTGCTTCAAGAAAAGAAAAAAAACTTTACCAGTCTTGTCATATTTTGCATAAGCAAGGTAAATATTATCTGGTGAGTTTCAAAGAGCTCTTTGCACTCGATGGAAAACATGCAAACCTGACTGTGAATGATGTTCAGCGGCGCAATCGTATTGCCCAACTTCTTGCAGATTGGGGTTTGATTGAGATTGCTGATGTAACTAAGATTCAGGATATTGCTCCACTGAATCAAATCAAAGTCCTTGCTTATAAGGACAAGGGAGATTGGATTCTGGAAACCAAGTATAATATTGGTGCTAAAAAGAAGCGTACAGAAGAGGAAACCGAATAAAAAAGTGGGGAGTTCAACACCCCACAAAAGTCGGGAAACCCTAAAAAGAGGTTCGGTTTTCAACTTGCTATTATTTTTATTTTGTGATTAAATAATATTGATCGCCTTATAGGGATCACACAATCAAACCTCGCTTTTAAAGGAGCTACTATAATGACTAACCTAACAAGGTATACTGCTGCGGATCTTCCTGCTTTAATGGAAAGAATTACTCGCAATAGCATTGGAATGGACGAATATTTTGATCGTCTTTTCAATCTTCACGAAACTACAACCAACTATCCCCCATATAACCTGGTCCAGATAAATAATGTTGAATCCCATCTGGAACTTGCACTCGCTGGATTCAAAAAAGGAGAGGTCAATGTCTTCACAGAGTATGGAAAACTTTTTGTCGAAGGACAAAAATCGGATGCAGAATCGGATAGGACGTTTATCCACAAGGGAGTGGCTAGCAGAAGTTTTAAACGAGCGTGGACTTTATCCGACGACACAGAAGTCCGCGAGGTCACATTTGAAGACGGACTTTTACGGATCGTACTTGGGAAAATAGTACCAGAGCATCATACTCGTAAAGATTATCTATAAATATTAAGTATCGTCGCTGCGGGGAAGTTCCTGGCAAAAACCAGGTTGACTTCCCCTTTTTTTTGTTCTATAATGGTTGGAGGATGAATGGAAAAATGTCAATCAAGTTAGCACTATTAAAATCTGGTGAAACTATTATTTCCGATGCAAAGGAACTTATTTCTGATGAAAAACTTTGTGGGTATTTGTTTACTAAACCGCATAAGGTAGAAGTGAGAAAAACTATGCTTTTGATTGAAGAAACTGAAAATCCAAAAGGTGATTTGGAAATTTCTCTGTCCCCTTGGATTGTTCTAACAAGTGATGAACAAATTCCTGTTCCGCCAGATTGGGTTGTTACAATTGTTGAACCCATTAAAACTATAAAAGAAATGTATGAGGAGAAAGTAAATGTCGAAAACGGTGAAGTGTCTTTTACTGAAAGTTGACAATGTAATTGTCACTGAAATTGTTGAGATTGGTTCTGAACTTGGAGAACCAGATTGTAAATTGATTAATCCTTATAAAATTGATGTTGAAGGTAATTTATCTCCTTGGCCTGATGTAACAGATCAAAAGGAGATGATGATTCATTCTGATAGTATTTTGACTATCGTTGATCCAAAACCAGAAATTATTGAAAAGTATCTTGAATTGACTGCCTAATGTCTCAAAGATTTTATACAAACGTTCAAATGGTCGGGGATCACTTCTTGGTGCGTGGTTATGAAAATGGAAAGCATTTCATGACCCGTGAGAAGTTTAACCCGACTCTTTTTGTCCCTTCTCAAAAGAAAACTAAATATCAAACTTTAAATGGTGAATATGTAGAAGCAGTTCAACCTGGTTCTGTTCGTGATTGTCGTGAGTTCATTAAAAAATATGATGGTGTAGAAAACTTTAAAATTTATGGAAATACCTATTACATTTACCAGTATATATCTGAAAATTATCCAGAAGAAGAATTAAAGTTTGATACGAGTAAAATTAAAATTACAACTTTAGATATTGAGGTTGCATCAGAAAATGGATTTCCAGATGTAGAATCTGCTGCTGAAGAAGTTCTTTTGATTACGATACAAGATTATGCTTCTAAGAAGATTAGAACTTGGGGTCTTGGTCCTTTTGAAAATAAACAGAAGAATGTAGAATATCGTTCTTTTTCAACTGAATATGACTTACTCTCTGACTTTATTCATTGGTGGATGATTGAGGACAATACACCAGAAGTTGTGACTGGTTGGAACATCGAACTGTATGATATTCCATATTTGATTCGTCGTCTGGATCGCATTCTTGGTGAAAAGTTAATGAAGCGTTTTTCACCTTGGGGTCTTGTGACTGAAAGAGAAGTAATTCTCAATGGTCGTAAGCATATTTCTTATGATGTTGGTGGTATTAGTCAACTTGATTATTTGAATCTTTATAAGAAGTTTACTTATAAGGCACAGGAATCTTATCGTCTTGACTATATTGCCGAAGTTGAACTCGGACAGAAAAAACTTGATCACTCCGAGTTTGATACTTTTAAAGATTTTTATACGAAGGGTTGGCAAAAATTTTGCGAATATAACATAAAGGACGTGGAACTTGTTGACCGTATGGAAGACAAGATGAAACTGATTGAACTTACTCTGACAATGGCATATGACGCCAAAGTAAACTATACGGATGTGTTTTCACAAGTCCGAATGTGGGATACAATTATCTACAACTATTTGAAAAAGAGGAACATTGTGATTCCTCCGAAAGAAAAGTCCGATAAGGACTCCAAGTATGCTGGTGCTTATGTAAAGGAACCAATTCCTGGTAAGTATGATTGGATTGTAAGTTTTGATTTAAATTCTATGTATCCTCATATTTTGATGGAATTTAACATATCTCCAGAGACTCTTGTGAGTGAAAGGCACCCAACGATTACTGTAGATAAGATTCTCAATCAAGAACTTACTTTTGAAATGTATAGTGACTATGCTGTCTGTGCGAATGGTGCAATGTATCGTAAAGATGTTCGTGGATTTTTTCCTGAACTGATGGAAAAGATGTATCAAGATCGTGTCATCTTTAAAAATAAGATGATTGAAGCAAAGAAACAGTATGAAAAGAAAAAAACAAAAGAACTTGAGAAGGAAATTGCAAGATGTAATAATATTCAAATGGCAAAAAAGATAAGTTTAAATTCTTGTTACGGAAGTATTGGGACTCCATATTTTAGATATTATAAACTAGCAAACGCAGAGGCAATCACCTTGTCGGGTCAAGTTGCAATTCGTTGGATTGAAAACAAGATGAATGCTTATCTTAATAAACTTTTGAAAACTGATGAGATTGATTATGTTATTGCTTCTGATACTGACGCTATCTATCTTAATATGGGTCCTCTGGTTGAAAGTGTATACAAAGGAAGAGAGAAAACTACTCAAAGCGTTGTTTCGTTCCTTGATAAGGTCTGTAAGATGGAACTTGAAAAGTATATTGAAAGTTGCTACCAAGAACTGGCAGAATACTTAAACGCTTACGAACAAAAAATGTTTATGAAGCGTGAATGTATTGCCGAGCGTGGAATCTGGACTGCAAAGAAACGCTACATTCTCAATGTCTGGGATAATGAAGGTGTTCGTTATGAAGAACCCAAACTAAAGATGATGGGAATTGAGGCAATCAAATCTTCTACTCCAGCACCTTGTCGTCAAATGATCAAGGATGCACTTAAACTTATGATGAGTGGAACGGAAGAGGATGTAATTGAGTTTATTGATAAGTGTCGTGCGGAATTTAAAAAACTTCCACCAGAACAGATTGCTTTTCCAAGAACTGCCTCTGATGTTCGTAAATATTATTCAACATCAGATATTTACATCAAAGGAACTCCCATTCATATTCGTGGAGCACTTCTCTTCAATCATTGTATAAAAGAGAAGAAACTGACCAACAAGTATTCACTGATTGCGAATGGTGAAAAGATTAAGTTTATCTATCTGAAAAAACCGAATATTATTCGGGAAAATATCATCTCATTTATTCAAGAGTTTCCGAAAGAACTTGGACTTGACAAATACATTGACTATGACTTACAATTTGAAAAGAGTTTTGTAGAACCACTTAAGTCCATTCTTGATGCAATAGGATGGAAAACGGAACATACTGTAAACCTTGATTCTTTTTTTACCTAATGGAATTGCCCATCAACGAAAAAGAACTCAACACAATTATCAATGCGGTGAGATTTGGTGGAAACACTGCACTGTATCAAAAGTTATGGACTTATAAAATGAATTATTTTAATAAACAAAACCAGGAGAGTAAATGATGGAAAATTTCCTTAAGGATATTTTGGAAGAGGTGGGAAGAGAATATGCCCAACTTGCATCTGAAATAAAAGAAGATGAAATTTATGTAGATACTGGATCTCATATTTTTAATGCACTGGTTTCAGGTAGCATATTTGGTGGTGTATCTAGTAATAAAATTACTGCACTTGTTGGGGAATCAGGATGTGGAAAAACTTTTTATGCTCTTGCAGTTCTTAAGAATTTTTTAAACAATAATCCAGATGGATATTGTCTATATTTTGATACAGAATCGGCAATTACTAAATCTTTGCTCATAAGTCGGGGAATTGATATTAGTCGAGTTGTAGTTTTGAATGTTGTAACTGTAGAAGAATTCAGAACAAAGGCACTTAAGGCAGTTGATCTTTATCTAAAAAAATCTGAAGAAGATAGAAAACCTTGTATGTTTATTCTTGATTCTTTGGGAATGCTTTCAACCACAAAAGAGATTACAGACACTCTTGCTGAAAAAGATACAAGAGATATGACCAAATCTCAACTTATTAAAGGAGCGTTCCGTATGCTTACTCTTAAATTGGGTCAGGCAAATATTCCTATGATCATTACGAATCACGTTTATGATTCGATGTCGATGTATTCTCCTAAAGAAATTTCGGGTGGAAGTGGTCTCAAATATTCAGCATCGACAATTGTATATCTTTCAAAATCAAAAGAAAAAGAAGGAACTGGTGTTGTTGGAGTAATCATCAAGGCAAAAACATATAAGTCACGATTGAGTAAAGAAAATCAGGAAGTTGAAACAAGATTATATTATGATGAACGCGGCCTTGATCGTTATTATGGTCTTCTAGAACTTGGTGAGATTGGTGGACTCTGGAAGAATGTAGCGGGTCGTTATGAGATGAATGGTAAGAAGATTTATGCCAAACAGATCCTTGCTAATCCAGAGGAATATTTCACTGAAGAAATTATGAACAAACTTGACGCCATAGCAAAACAACAATTCTCTTATGGATGAACTAAAAGATCTAATACATGTTTATGAAAATGCATTAGAACCAGATGTATGCGATTTTTTAATTACACTATATGAGGCAGTATCAGATAAGCATGAAAGATTTGATAATGGTGGAAAACCAAATTTTACACAATTTAATTTTACGGAAAATAGAGAAATTTCCTCAGAAGTAAATAATGTTCACAATCACATCATAAAAAAAGTTTTTGAGTATCGGGACAAGTATTATGAGTTTGTTGATAAAAGAGTATTTCCAGAAGAACATGCACTAGAGCAATTTAGAATTAAAAAATACGAAACAAATGGAACTGATCAGTTCGATACACATGTTGATGTGGTAGAATATTCTTCTGCCAGAAGATATCTGTCTTTTCTTTGGTATCTTAATGATGTTAATGATGGTGGAAAAACCGTATTTAAAGAAATTGAAATACAACCAAAACAAGGTATGCTAATGATGTTCCCTCCATTATGGATGTATCCTCATCGTGGAGAACCTCCAATCAGTAATCCAAAGTATATTATGAGTACTTATTTGCATTATAAGTAATGGAAAGAATTGAAACTACTATTTTAAGAAATCTTGTATTTAATGAAGACTACTCGCGCAAAGTTATACCTTTCATACAACCAGATTATTTTGAAAAAAGATCTGAAAGGGTCATATTTGAAGAAATTGTTAAGTTTATTGTTAAGTATGGTTCAGCAATCACCATTGAAGCACTCAACATTGAGATAGAAAATCGCACTGACCTGAATGAAACTGAAGTCAAAGAGATTCGAGAAATCAATGCATCTTTGAATGATGCTGCTGTAGAAAAGCAATGGTTGCTTGATACCACTGAAAAGTGGTGCCGTGATCGTGCGATTTATCTTGCTTTGATGGAATCAATTCATATTGCTGATGGAAATAATGAAAAGAAAAATCGTGATGCAATTCCAAGTATTCTTTCTGATGCTCTTGCTGTTAGTTTTGACAATAACATCGGTCACGATTATCTTGTAGATTATGAAGAGCGTTATGCATATTATCATAAAAAGGAAAATAAGATTCCTTTCGATCTAGAATATCTCAACAAAATTACTGGTGGTGGACTTCCAAACAAGACACTCAATATTTTGATGTCGGGACCAAATGTGGGTAAGACATTGGCAATGTGTCATATTGCCTCATCATATTTGTTACAATCGAAGAATGTTCTGTACATTACTCTTGAAATGGCAGAAGAAGAGATTGCAAAAAGAATCGATGCTAACATTCTCAATGTTCCAATCAATCAGTTGGGCGATCTTCAAAAATCAGTATTCAAAAATAAGGTTTCAAAGATTATAGAAAAAACTACGGGAAATTTGGTTATTAAACAATATCCAACTGCATCGGCACATTCCGGACACTTTAAAGCACTAGTTAATGAACTTGCCCTTAAAAAATCATTTAAACCGGATGTTATTTTTATTGATTACCTCAATATCTGTGCTTCCAGTAGATTTAAGGCTGGTGCAAATGTAAATTCGTATTCTTATGTAAAATCCATTACGGAAGAGGTTAGAGGTATGGTTGTGGAACTTGATGTTCCACTAATCACCGCTACTCAAACGACAAGATCGGGGTTTGGATCATCAGATGTTGAGATGACTGATATTTCTGAAAGTTTTGGCACGGCAGCAACGGCAGACTTACTTCTTGCCCTTATTTCAACCGAAGAACTTGATAACATGAATCAAATCATGATCAAACAACTCAAAAATCGTTTTAGTGATAAATCTATTAATAAGAGATTTGTGGTCGGAATTGACCGTGCTAAAATGAGACTTTATGATGTTGAACAGTCAGCACAAAAGGACATACTTGACTCTGGAAACGAAGACGAGTATAATGATACAGAAGAAAAAAAACCTAAAAAATCATTTGAGGGATTTAAATTTTAATGGAAAATAAAATTATCGATTCAAACAAATATATTGATTTTGTTCGTCAAACGACAAGTCCTGCAAGTAGTGATGTAAATTCTCTTATTGATCGTATCAAAGAACTTGATGGGGAAGGTGTAAAACTTGCACATTTGCTTACCTTTGCTTTGGGTGCTTCTGCTGAACTTGGAGAAACAGTTGAGATTATTAAAAAGTGCCTCTTACAGGGAAAATCATTTAATGATAATGCAAAGGTCCATTTGCTTAGGGAATGTTCCGATTGTTTCTGGTATTTTGCACAACTATGTATTGCTATGGATACTACTTTTGAAGAAATTATGCAAATTAACTACGAAAAACTATCTGCAAGATATCCAGAAGGAACATTTAGTGTTTATAGGTCTGAGAATAGAGTGGATGGCGATATTTAATAACTAAATAATCCTTTCTATTATTGGTGGCAATCAAAATAGATAAAATGTTGATGAAGAATAAATAAAAAAAATGTCCCTTCTAGGAAAAAGAAAAGGAAGACCAACCACAAGAATTCAGTTTGACTTAATTCTTAAAAGATTTCTAGTCTTCCTCAAAAGAGAACTTCGTTTGACATATGATATTCCATATGTCTTAATAGATGACTCTGATTTTGCGAAGAATAATAAGACTTTTGGAATGATGAATGAAAATATACTTTATATTAGTATAGTTAATCGTCATCCTATAGATATTTTAAGGACCTTATCTCACGAGTTTATACACTATAAGCAAGTATTGGATGGTAAAAAAATTACATCACACCCAGGAAGTCCTGCAGAAAATGAAGCAAATGCTAAAGCAGGAGAAATAATGAGAAAGTATGGACAACTTCATCCAGAACTGTTTGACCTTATGCCACTTCGGTGATATAATGGTCTTATTGGGGTATTAGTTTAATTAGTAAAATCTATCTCTTGCACAGATAAGAAAACGGGGCAGAACCGCTATACTCCATTTTGTCCGTGTAGCCCAACGGCAGGAGGCAAATGATTTAGGATCATTACAGTGGAAGTTCGAATCTTCTCACGGACACTAAAATTAATAAATACATAATAATATAGATGCTATAAACACTGTTCTATAACAGTAGTAAGTAAAGAATGAAAAGTTTTCTTCAATTTATCTCAGAAGCAACTTCTGCATCAGTTCAGGCAAAACGACTTGGACTTGTTGGCGATGGGCACGGAGGATGGTATAACAGGGCCACTGGGGAATTCGAAGCAAAAACATTGGGCAACCAACTGAAGTTTTATAACAAGAGACAGATTATTGGAGGAAAGGATCCAAAACAATCTGAGTTTGAAAAAAATATTCCTCTTGGATCATCAAAAGAACCTGTTCTTCAAGGTCAAGTTCCACAAGAACAAATTCCTGTGGATCAACAACCTGCACCAGAACAACAAGTTCCTCAAGAAGCACCACCACCTAGTTATCTTCCAGTAGAAAAGACAAAAGGAACTCTTACAATTGCTTTTGGTCGATTTAATCCACCAACAGTCGGTCATCAACAGTTGATGGACACTGCAGCAATGGCAGCGATGGAAGATGGTGGAGATTATTTAATTGTTCCTTCTCGCAGTCAAGATAAAGATAAGAATCCTTTGGATCCCGATACTAAGATTTCATATATGAGAAGGATGTTCCCTGATCATAGTGAAAAAATTGTCAATGATTCAAACTTTAGAACTATTTTTGATGTTCTTAAGAAGGCACATAATGATGGATATGCTAATGTAAGAATTGTTGGTGGGGCAGATAGAGTTAAAGAATTTGAAAGATTATCAAATGATTATAATGGTCAACTTTATCAATTTGATGGAATTGAGGTAATTTCTTCTAAAGATAGAGATCCTGATAGTAATAAAGGTGTTGAAGGTGTTTCTGCATCTCGTTTAAGACTTGCTGCTGCTGAAGGGGATTTTATGACATTTCGTTCAGGTCTTCCTAAGGGAGTTCGAAATAAGCAAGCACTTGAACTATTTGATCTCGTTCGCCAAGGAATGGGAATTCAAGAAATTCAACGGGAGGGTTATAATATTTGGGAGATTGCACCAAAATTTGATCAACAATCTCTAAGAGAAAATTATATTGATGGAAACATTTTTAAAGTTGGACAATTTGTTGAAAATTTGAATACGGGATTGATTGGGCGCATTATTCGTAGAGGTACAAACTATTTGATTTGTGTTACTGAAAATGGAATGATGTTTAAATCTTGGATTAAAGATGTTCAAGAATCTTATTCCGAAAAAGCAATGTCAAGAATGATCAGATTGCCTGGAAAACCTTATGGTGTAAATATGATAAATAAACATAGGAAAAAATAAAGCGTTAAATTCTTCTTATGAAAAAGCATATTGCTGAAGATCTTCCTGCAAGAAGTCACCCACAAGCACAACTATCTTCTCAGAACAAAAAACCGGAAAGTAAATATTCGAGAAGAGATGATAATACTGGAGGAGAAAAAACTCCAGAACAAAGAATTAGACAAGCAGTGTATGATATTCGCTATCGTGCAAGAAGAGAAAATCTTCCTCTAAGATCTGCATACTCTCAGTTTATGCAAAACAGTTCAATGAGTGAAGCAGAGAAGTCAGAAGTAAGAAAAAAACTTTTCGGTGGTGGAATGCAAGCAGAAAATTTTGAAATGGATATGAAGAGATCTGCTTCAGATTCGATGGCAAAAGCACTTTATAAAGTTTTTGTGGAGCAGAAAAATCAAATAGTTGATCTTGATGAACTTAAATTGGATTTAGAAGAAAAAGCAAACTTTAATAATTCTAATTCATCAGAATCTAGAAAATATAAAGTCAGAGTAACTGATAGAGAAAGTGGCGTTACTTATGTTAGATATGCAACTCGTGAAAAAATTAGTCAACTTAGGGCAAAGGGTCTTGAGGTTGAGATGACTGAATATGGTACTCCATATGAGGGTGAAAGAACTAAAGGAGAAAAAACCTCTGAAGTTTTAGGTCAAAAAGCAAAAAGAGATTATGATGGTGATGGAGAAATAGAATCCGGTGCAAAGGAACATGCTGGTGCAGTTCATAATGCAATTCAACGCAAAAGAGGTGGAACTCCTGACGGAAAAGACACTTCAAATGTGAAAGAAAATTTTTTTTTAGATGAGATATCTGCAACCGCAAATTTACCACAAACTGACCCTTCACAATTGATCAATCCTGATACTAATATCAATCAAATTGACATTCTTCCCCCAAATAAAAAAAACAGAGTAGTTGTAAATCCAACAAATACCGTTTTATCTCATACTGAACTTAATGGTGAAACCATTGCTGAAACCGGATATTCAAAATTTCTTGGAATGCTTCGGGAAAAAAAGATGACCAAAGCAGCAAAAAAGAGAGAGAAAAAACTAAAGGCAAAGTATGATCCTTCTGACATGAAGGCATCAATGCAAAAAGAATATGGTACAGAAAAGGGGAAAAAGGTGTATTTTGCATCAATTCGCAAGCAAGCAATGAAAGAAGGATCTGAATGTGAAACTGAAGATGAATGGAATATTAAAGATAAAAATATGGACCCACGATCCATCAAAACTGCAGCAAATCTTGCCAAAACTGCTGCAAGATTTAAAGGAAAAATAAATCCCATTGTAATGATTTCTCAAGCATAAATAAGACAGGATACTCTTCACACGGAGGACATTATGACACTCGCAGCAATTATCGCTTGGGCAAATGCTAATCAAGCACTTATCGCAACTGTTCTTTTTGCAGTTTCGGAAGCACTTGGGGCAAATCCAAAAATTAAAGCAAACGGAATTCTCTCACTCATTCTTCTTCAAGTTCAAGCACAGTTGAAGGGTAGAGGTGCTAAGGATATTACTCCTTGAGTTAAAATTATAAAAAATGAGGAGACCAAATTAAAGGTCTCCTTTTTTTATAAATATCAATAGAAAAAGAATTCACAGGTAAGAAACATGTCTCTCTGGGGCAATAAAGATTCATTAAACAATTTAACTGGAACCATAACAATTAATCTTGCTACCGAAGTAGTAACTGGAAGTGGAACAACTTTTGTAACTGCAGGAATTTCGACCGGTGATATTTTGGTCATTGGTGTAGGTGCTACCTACGGACAAGCAGTAATTACTGGAGTAACTTCTGCAACCCAACTTTCTATTGGATCAACTCAATTTATTACGGGAATTGGAACGGTTGGTTATGGTGCAACTATTGGTGTTGCTTACACAGTAACTCAAAAACCAAAGTATACCCTCGAAGATGGACAATACTTTGCCCCCGATCAAAAATTAAATAGATTCTCTGCTGTCTTTGGTGTAGATGCTACCGAAGTATCTGTAGCGGCTGGAAGAACGGTTGGGGGGAAAAATGCAGCATATGCAGTTGCACATTCTGGATGGGTTGGTGTAACAACATATGTCGATAATCATGGCAATTTTAGAGTTAAATCTGAAGTATTAGTTGCTGGAGGAATTTCTACTTCTCCAGATGCTGCAGATGATTTAAGATTTCCAAATAGTTGATAATATGATATGAAATTTGATGAGTTGAACGAAGATAATTACTTATTATTTGCCATAAAATTCTACGATAATCCTCAATCATTGACTAAAGAAGATTTTGAGGATGATTTGAAGCGAATTAAATATATTAAAAGACTCTTAAAAAGATATAAAAACACTGGGGAATTAAAGGTTCATTTAATTTTAAATCATCTTACAGTTCTCTTTAATGTTTTTGATGATGCGGCAGTTCCTTTACTTTTTTATAATCTGGATGAAGATCTTTGGTCTTATATAAAAAGTTTTCTTGTCTTTTTAAATCGACTTCCAGAATATCCAAAAACTAAAATTCATGACATTCTAGAAGATATCGAATGTTTATCTCAATTACAAAAAATCTAATGGATATAAACAAGATTATTGATATTATTCATACTCTCAAAGAAGAAGGTGAGTCTGGTGGTGCTCCCACTAATAGTCTTGTTGGTGGAAAGATTGCGGGTACAGTAGAAGCGGGTGATAGTCCTCCGGTTGATTTGAGAAAAGGAAGAAGAAGAAATTGGAATCCTTTCTTTAAGAATCTTGCGAGAATCCAAAGAAGACCGGGGAAATAAATAATAATATAATCACTACTTGATTTTTTTGTTTTGTAGAACCCAACATCCACCAACAAAAAAATGTTTAACAAATCATCCAACGAAACAAAAATTGCGGTTCTCGAAGAGCGTCTTACTTCCTATGAGGTTATGATGAAAAAGATAGATGAAGCAATCCAGATAATGGGAAAGACAAGTCAAAGCATTTCTAAAATGTTGGCAGTTCACGAAGAAAAATTAGAACATAATAGTAAAAATGATGAATTAATTATTGACCGAATTAAGACGATAGAAGTTAAAAATACAGAAGAGCACAGTAGAGTAATTGAAAGATTTGAGGCACTGGAAGAAAAGATAGATGGTCGTATAGGAGCGGTAGATAAAAAAGTTGATGATGTCGTTAAGTTTCGTTGGTTAGTTGTGGGTGCTTTAGTAATAATTTCTTTTGTATTTTCTCAGTCATCTATGGTGGTGGATGTCTTGACACCAGACTCGGAACAGATTAAAATAGAAAGAGCAAAGTAAAACCCTTATAATGGTAGGTGTATATTGTTATTATAGAGATACTAATCCAATTTATGTTGGATGTAGTATAGATTTGGAAAGAAGGAGAAAACAACATAAACGATTTGGTAGATTTCTTGATTGTGAGTATGAGATATTGGAAGAGACTACTAATGATATTCTCTATGAAAGAGAAAGATATTGGATAAATCAACTTAATACCATTAATAATGGTGAAAATAAAGTAATACACAACAATTGCGATATGCCTGAGGTTAGAAAAAAAATATCTGAATATATGAAAAATAATAATCCTATGAAACCTGGAATGACTAATGGGGGAAGTTTTAAGAAAGGTGATAAACCAAAAATTACAAAAGAGAGAAATAAAAAAGTGAGTGAATCTATGATTGGAGAAAAAAATCAAAACTATGGTAAAAAAGGTTGTTTCGATCACATTAATAAAAGGTTGATAGAATGTGAAAAGTGTGGCATAATGGTCTCGCCTGGAAATTATGCTAGGTGGCACGGAAAAAATTGTAAAAGAGGTTGATTTGGATTTTATTGATTTAAAATATATAAACCTAGTTTCTTCAAGATTGCAAAAATTTAAGAGAGTAAAACAAGATTTGTATAACTTCAGATGTTGCCTTTGCGGAGATTCTAAAAAAAATAAGAATAAAACGAGAGGATACTTATATTCGGTTAAGAATAATACAAATTTTAAGTGCCATAATTGTGGAGCAAGTTTATCCTTTAATAACTTTCTCAAAGAGATGGATCCTATACTCCATAAGCAATACATTATGGATAAGTTTAAGGAGGGGCATACTGGTAGAAACTTTGTGGTTGAGGAACCTAAATTTGAGTTTGTTAAACCTGTTTTTAAAAAAAAACTTGATTTGCCCAAAGCTTCAGAAGTTCCCATCGCCAGAGAGTATCTAGAAAAGCGAAAACTAAATCCAGAAAAGTTTTATTTTGCTGATAAATTTAAGGAGTGGACAAATACTCAAAAACATACTTTTAACATTATTGGTATGGAAGAGGAACGCATTATTATACCAATGTATGATATTGACTCTAACTTAATAGGATTTCAGGGAAGAGCACTTGGATCCTCACCAAATAAATATATCACCGTGATGCTTTCTGAGAATGCACCAAAAATTTATGGTCTTGAAAAGGTGGATTCTTCAAAATCGATTTATATTGTTGAAGGACCTTTTGATTCTACGCTCGTTGAAAATGCTGTTGCTATGTGTGGGTCTGATATTGATATTCGGTCGTTTGGTTGGAGAGATTATATTTGGGTTTTTGATAATGAACCACGCAATCGTGAAATTGTCGAAAGAATATCAAAAACCATCAACAGGGGTGATAAGGTAGTGATTTGGCCTAGTAACATAATAGAAAAAGATATTAATGATCTTGTTCTATCTGGACATAAAGTTATGGATATGTTAAAATTAAATACACATTCAGGTTTAGAAGCAAAAATTAAGTTTAACAACTGGAAGAAAGTATGAGTAACGGAACAAAGGTTATTAAAAGAGACGGATCGATTGAGGGTCTTGACCTAAACAAACTTCACTTGATGGTAGAAGAGGCATGTAAAGATCTTTCTGGTGTATCCGCATCCCAAGTAGAGATGCAGTCTGGTATTCAGTTTTATGATGGTATTACGACTGCAGAAGTTCAAGAGATTCTTATTAAATCTGCATCTGATTTGATTAGTCTTGATCATCCAAATTATCAGTTTGTTGCTGCTCGTCTTCTTTTATTTGCTATTCGTAAGCGTCTTTATGGTGGAAGAATTGAACTTCCTCATCTGATTGATCATATCAATAGAACAATTAAACTTGGTTTTTATGATTCTGAGGTACTTGATCTTTATACTGAAGACGAACTTGATCTTGCCAATGGATTTATTAATCATGACAGAGACTATTTGTTTACCTATGCAGGACTCAGAGAAATTGTAGACAAATACCTAGTGCAAGATAGGTCAACGAAGACTGTATATGAAACCCCACAATACATGTACATGTTGGTTTCTTTGGTTACATTCTCCAGATATCCAAAAGATACTAGAATGTCTTATGTTAGACGATATTATGATGCTATTAGTAAACACAAGATTAATATTCCAACACCAGTAATGGCTGGAGTAAGAACTAAAAAGAAACAGTACGCCAGTTGCACACTTCTAGATTGTGGAGATTCTATGGAATCTATTATTGCAACTAAAAGTGCTATGATGCGTTATGTCTCTGCAAAGTCTGGTATTGGTCTTAATGTTGGTAGAATTCGTGGTCTTGGTAGCAAGATTCGCAATGGTGAAGTTGTTCATACTGGAATTGTCCCCTTTATCAAATCATTTGAAGGCGATCTTAATTCTTGTTCACAGGGTGGACTGAGAAAAGGTTCGGCAACACTATTCTTCCCAATTTGGCATCAAGAAATCAAAGAACTAATCGTCCTCAAAAATGAAAAGGGTAATGATGAGAATCGTGCGAGATCTCTAGATTATGCAGTATCAATTTCTAAACTTTTTTACGAAAGGTTCATTAAAAATGAAGAAATTACTTTGTTCTCTCCGCACGATGTTCCTGGTCTTTATGATTCTTTTGGTACTGATGGATTTGATGAGTTATATGTTCGTTACGAACGAGATGAGTCTATTCCTAAGAAAACTGTCGGCGCCCAAGAACTCATTTTAGAAATTCTAAATGAAAGAAGTGATACTGGTAGAATTTACATTCTGAACATTGACCATGCAAATACTCATAGTCCTTATCTAAAGAATATTCGGATGAGTAACCTCTGTGTTGCTGGTGATACTAAAATTAAAATTAGATATCCAGAATCTGTTGGAGACCAATATGGTGTTTGGTATTGGAATGTTCTTGAAAAAGAAATTCAAATAGAAGACCTGGAAGATTATATTATTATGAGGCAGGGTGAAATGTATGACTCAAATGCTCCTCAAATTGAAGTTCTTTCATATGATATTGAAACTGGTGAAAAGAAATGGGCAACAATAACCGACTTTGCAGAAACTTCACCAAAAGCAAAAGTAATGAAAATTACTGATGAAGAAAGTGGTAAGAGTATTGTGGTGACACCAGAGCACAAAGTATTTACAAAAAATCGTGGATATGTTATTGCGAAAGATTTAGTAGAAACAGATGAATTATTGATTAATTAATTTATAGGAAGTGTAATTTCTAAGGAGAGAACAAAATGATAAAAATTGAACATTTAGAAGAAGAAATTCCAGTTTATGACATTACCGTAGAGGGAACTCATAATTTCTTTGCGAATGATATACTAATTCACAACTGCATGGAAATTCTTCTTCTCACAGAACCAATTGAGCATATTGACGATACAAATGGTTCTATTGCCCTCTGTATTCTTTCTGCCCTCAATTGTGGTATCATCAAATCTGAAAAAGAAATTGAAGAGTGCTGCGATCTTGTAGTAAGAAGTCTAGATGAACTCATTGATATTCAAGAATATCCAGTAAAAGCGGCGGAAATTTCTACTAAAAAGTATCGTTCTCTAGGAGTTGGTGTTATTGGTCTTGCACACTATCTTGCAAAACTTGGTCTTAAGTATGATGATCCAGAAGCATGTAATGCCGTACACAAATTCTCAGAAAGTCTTCAGTATTACTTATTAAAGGCATCTAACCAACTTGCAAAGGAAAAAGGTGTATGTGAAGGATTTGTAGATACAAAGTACTCTCAGGGAATTCTACCAATTGATACTTATAAAAAAGATATTGACGAATTTATTACAGAACCTCTTCATCATGATTGGGAATCCCTTAGGAAGGATATTGTTTCTTATGGTCTAAGAAACACAACACTCACGGCAGCAATGCCATCAGAGACATCATCAAAAACTTCTAATGCTACTAATGGTATTGAACCTCCAAGAGGATATCTATCGGTGAAAAGAAAAATTCGCCAAATTGTTCCACAATATTCAACACTCAAGAACAATTATACTCTTCTGTGGGACATGAAATCTAATGAAGGATATTTCAATATTGTTGCCGCAATGCAAAAGTTTTTTGATCAGGCAATTAGTGCAAACTGGAGTTATAATCCAGAAAATTATCCAGACAAAAAAGTTCCAATGAGTGTTGTTGTTAATGATTTTCTTAGTGCATACAAAAAAGGGAATAAGACGGCCTATTATATGAATACCTATGATGGTAAAAAAGATGATACAGAACTAGAAAACTTGATAAATGAAATTTTAGAAGAAGGAGAAGGTGATTGTGACAGTTGCAAAATCTGAGGTAAAAGGAATGACCGTTTTTAATAAAAATAAAGTTGAATCCACAAAACAACCAATGTTTTTTGGCGCTCCTCTTGGAGTTCAGCGTTATGATGTTCATAAGTTTCCGGTCTTTTATAAACTTACTCAGGAACAACTTGGAGCATTTTGGAGACCGGAAGCATATCCACTAACAAAAGATAGGGCAGATTATCAAAAACTTCGACCAGAACAAAAACATATTTTTACCTCCAACTTGAAATATCAGATTATGCTCGACTCTGTTCAGGGTCGTGGGCCTGGGTTGGCATTTCTTCCTTACTGTTCTCTTCCAGAACTAGAATCTTGTATGATTGTGTGGGAATTTATGGAGATGATTCATAGTTATTCCTATACCTATATTATTAAGAATGTCTATTCAAATCCTTCTGATGTTTTTGATAAAATTATTGATGATGAAAATATTCTAGAGAGGGCAAATAGTGTAACTGAATCTTATGATGACTATCTGCAGTCTGCACAGAATTATAGTTCATCAAATATGTGGAAGTTTAATCAAGAAGGGGTTGATCTTGGTAAAAATGAACTGTATGAAGTAAAGAGAAAACTGTATCGTGCAATTTCCAATGTAAATATTCTTGAAGGTATTAGATTCTATGTTTCTTTTGCATGTTCTTTTGCCTTTGGTGAACTCAATCTCATGGAAGGATCTGCCAAAATCATTTCTAAGATTGCTCTTGATGAAAGATATCATCTCACTTTGACACAGAATATTCTTACAAAATGGAAAAACGGATCTGATGATCCTGATATGCAAAAGATTGCCAAGGAAGAGGAACAATATGTTTATTCAATGTTTGAAAAAACCGTAAATGAAGAAAAGCGTTGGGCGGAATATCTTTTTAAGGATGGTTCAATGATTGGTCTTAACGATAAACTCTTATTCAATTATGTTGAATGGATTGCAAATCGTAGAATGAAGGCAATTGGACTTAAACCAATGTATGATATTTCCGCCAGCAATAATCCACTTCCTTGGACTGATGATTGGCTTAATAGTAAAAATGTTCAGAACCCTCCACAGGAAGAAAATTTAGAATCCTATATAATTGGAGGAATCAATCAGGACATCAGACCAGATTCATTTACAAATTTCCAGTTGTAATTCAATGACCCCAACTATACTTTTTCAGGATTCCAACTATGATGAATGGTGCGAACAGGAAATTCTGAACGCATATAAGGATTCTGCAGAGTCTGATGAGTTCTTGTTCGGTGATTATGATTATTCCAAAGAATGGTTGGGTAAATGTAATGATGATATGAAATGAGGGTCTTTGAACCCTCTTTTTTTATAAATAAATTTATAAAAGTATTGCAAAAAAATGTCTAGACTTACGGGTAATGAAGTTGCAAATTTGATGGAAGCATATAATGCTGTTTATGCTCCTCAAGAACTCACTGAAGAGCAAGTTTGGGAAGAAGTTGAAAACTGGGTAAATTCACTTGTTGAAGAAGGTTATGATCTGAGTGAGTATACTTGGGAAGAGATGTATGAGTATTTTGTAACTGAAGCACCTCTTACCATTGGTCCTGGCGGATTTAATATTGGAGGCAAACCGGTTCAACAAGGTATGTCTCCTATTTTTAATAGACCAAGACCAACAGTACCACAAAAAGGTCTTTCTATTGGTCCTGGTGGATTTAATATTGGAGGCAAACCGGTTCAGCAAGATATGTCTCCTATTTTCCAAAGACCTGGACAACCGGCACCTACAAGACCTGCTACTCCTGTAAGACCTCCTGCTGCTTCTGTAAGACCTCCTGTAGCACCTGCAAGACCTGCTGCTCCTGTAAGACCTTCTGCAGCACCTACAAGACCTTCTACAACATCTGTAAGACCTTCTGCTCCTGCTGCAGTTTCATCAACATCAACAGCACCAACAAGAACATTTAATCCTTTGATGCAGAGAACTTTTGGGTATCAAACTGGAAATGCTCCTGACCAAGTTGCTGCAGCGTCTGCTGGTAGACCAATTCCATCAGGTTCTGCTCTTGGTGCTGCTGCTAATCCAGAGGTAAGAAAAAAACTTAACTTACCTGCAATAAATCTTAATCAATCTTTTGATCCATTTGATGTTGTAATGGGCCATCTTCTTGATGAAGGTTATGCTGATAATGAAGAGGCAGCACTTCAAATTATGGCAAATATGAGTGAAGAGTGGAAGCAGAGTATTGTTAATGAAGGTTTATTTGGTGGTGGTGGAAGAGTTAGTGGAAGCGACGCAAGAAATCGTCTAAATCAACTGAAAGGTCCAAATCTTAAAGGACCTCAAGGTATAAAAGATACAACTGGAGGTCCAGAAATTAATTATCCATCAAATCCTGGTATGATGATTGTGCCTTTGGCTAGCAAATCTAAACCTAATAATTCACAAACTGCTTGAGTCCACTTTTCAAACTTTCCACAGAGGGTCTAACCAACCCTCTTTTTTTATAAATAAATTTATAAAGACTAAAAAAATAGAAAAAATGTCTAGAATTACAGGTAATGACGCGAAAGGTTTAATGGAGGCATATAGTGCAGTATATGCTCCACAAGAAGAGCAAGCACAAGTAGAAGAACTTGCACTTCATATTATTGAAAATGCCGCTGGTGTTTTATTCACTCAGGGATATGATATAGATGACCTATGCGATTACTTTGAAGAAGCAGATGCAGAAGTAATTTCTGAAGATTATTTTAGTTTTGCAGAAGGGCAAACATATATTTCTGAAAATTTTGTTGCTCCTGATGAGCACATCATACAACAATTTTCTATTTTAGAAGATCTTTTGGGAGCATCAGAGATGCTTTCAGAAGCTGGATTTATGGCATCTCAAAAAGCAAAATTAGCAGCACAAAGAGCGGCAAATCCAAATCCAGTACCAAGATCTACACCAATACCATCGCCAGCAAAACCAAAAGTTCCATCAGGTGCAAAGGTTACAACTAATTATTCAGTTCCAGCATCACAAATGGGGCCAAAACTACCCCCTGCTGCAAAAAGTCCTGGACTTTTTTCAAAGGCTGTTGATTGGGGTAAAAATTTACTTAGCAAAGGAAAAAGTGCATTAAAAGCAATTCCTGGTGTTCAAAAAGCTGCTGATATTGGGAGCAAAATAGCAAAAAGTCCAGTTGGAAAACTTACTGGTAAAATTGGTAGTAGAGTTCTTCCTGGTCTTGGTGTTGCTACTTATGGTATGGATGCTGCTAATAGATTCAAAAAAGGTGATTGGGGTGGTGGTCTTTTAAGCACTGCTGGTGCAATAACTTCTGCTATTCCTGGTGCTGGACTAGTCGCTGGTCTTGCTCCTGCTGGAATCCAAATGGCAACTGATGCTATGGGTCTTACTGGAGATAGGAGCAAAAAAGGTCCTTCTGCTAAAACTCCACCAGCAGGAGCACCAAAACCACCAAAAGGCGCTGGGATGGTAAATGTTCCAGGAAAAGGTCAAAGATATTTTGCATCATCGGATAAAAAGTATTACAAGAATTATAATGATGCATTAGCAGCACATAATTCTCGTACTGGTAAAAAACCAGCTGCTGCAGCACCTGCTGCTCCATCTAAACCTGCTCCTGCAGCGCCTTCAAGACCACCTTCTGCTGCTCCTGCAGCGCCTTCAAGACCTTCCTCTGCAGGTTCTGAATCGCAAAAGTATAGGGATTTAATCAAACAAGGAAAAACTAAAGGCGCAGAAGAACTTGGAATGCAGCAGTGGGCAAAAGCAAATCCAAATCTTGCTGCTAAAGTAAAACCAGGTCAATCTGGATATGAGGATATTCAGAAATTAGATTTGCCACAATTAAATAAACCAAGACCCGAACAAAAGCAAGATCAAACTCCAACTCAGGGGACTGCAAATACTCAAATTGACACCAAAGCAGCAGATAAAGCATTGGAAGCACAACAAGAAAGAGATAAAGAAAGAGCAAAAAGAGATGCAGAAAAAGCAGCATCTTCAATGAAAGAATCGCATGAACCTTATGAAATCATTCTTGAGTATCTCATGGACAGAGGACATGCAGATACTATCGAAGAAGCACAATATGTTATGTTAGAAATGGATACTGATGCTATTGGTACAATTATGCAAGAGTATAAGAATTATGTTCTTGCAGAAGAGATTTCTGAATGGGTTGATGATTTAATTGATGAGGGATATGATCTCTCCGAATATTCATGGGATGACATCGTTGAGTATTATGTTACTGAAGCAAATAAAGCAGAAAGAATGCTTGGTTTAACTTCAAGACAACGTGAGAGAGCAAGAAATCTCCACCAATACACTAGTAAACCTATATTTTATGGTACTAATCCAAATAGAAGAAAAAAAGCAGATAATAGTGATCCAATCTTGAATAAAGCACACAAAGAAATGACTGCAAAAAGACAAGCACTTCATAAAACAGGAAGAGATGCTATGAGTAATTCTGGATTTTAGAATTGATTGAATTTTAACATAACTCTAAGGGTCTTGACAAGACCCTTTTTTATTGCTAGAATCGCTTTGCTAAGGATGAAGGATAAGGCTTAGCTAATAATACTTAGAGCTCTTAAGGACCGCACCGTAGATTCTTTCAGATTCGCTCATGTAAAAAGTGCCGCCAATATTAGTATTATAATACTCTTCACTCATTAATACATTACGATTAAATTGTTCATAAGTTTCATAATAACTCATTGATTTCTTATGAGGACAAAGATATAGTATCTCACGAAGAAAATGTTCTTTACCTAAAGTCTTTACATCTTGATTTAACTCATCGCAAGAACTTAGATAATTTCTCCAATCAGATTCTTCCGTCTTTCTTCGTCCAGTTTTTCTATCCTTTTGTCTTGTCCAGAAATGTTTTTTACCAATGTATTTTTTATGATTCGTAAGATTTGTAATCATATAAACAAAACCTTCCATGCCTTTGGGAACATCGGTAAAGTCTTCACCATTGTATTGCCAATTCATAAGAATACCTTATTTTCTTATATAGACTTGTCTTTGATTCCTAAAAATGATAGAATGAAAAAATCAAATCAGATTCTAAATACTATGGTGACATTGGAACAAACTCTCAGAACTGCACATGATTGGGCAGTAGATAGAATTGATTTTCTTTATGGGAATGTTAGTTATGAAGATGCTCAGGCAATTCAATCTGAGTTTAGTGAATGGTTGAATCCAAATATTCCAGAACACGATATTTTTTCGCTAGAGTACATAGGAGAATAAAATGATAGGACCAAAGAAAAAACCACAAGACTTTGGATTTAAAAAAGGTGATTCACACATCATTGTGAACGATATTTCTGAAACTGCAAAAGCATTTGATTTTGATGGAAAACTTTTGTGGGAAGTTCCAGCACTTGCAAGAGGTCAAGGAAGTGACTTTGAATTTAATCTAGCAAGAACTGATACACCTCCTGGTCTTTATAAAATTGGAGAAGTATATAAAGATTATGAAAGAGTCGGTGCAAATCCATCTTATGATAGAACTCTGATGGCATATGGATGGTATTCTTTTGACTTAGTAGAACTAGAAAATCAAGAAGCAAAATATGATCGTGCAGGTATTATGATTCATGGTGGAGGTAGTGCCTGTGGATGGCCTGGTGCCTGGGCAGCAAAACAATCATTATTCTCCACTCATGGTTGCGTTAGAATGTACAATCAAGATTTGAGAGATAAATTACTTCCCCTTACTAAAACAGGAAAGGTTTATGTCTCTGTATTTCAGGAAGGTTGATTATGACCATCAAATTTATTGATGCCGCAAAAAATCATAAGGACCTAGATCATCAAATAGATGCTTGGGAGTATCTTCAAAACGCAGTAAGTAAAGAAGTTCTTGAAGAGTTTGCAAAAAGATTTAGAAGTCAAAAGGTAAAACTAACATTTGAAGATCTTCCAGAATCAGGAATTAATCTGATTAAAGAATTTGAAGGGTGCCATCTCAAAGCATATTATGATCCTCTGACAGGATCATTACCTATTACAATTGGATGGGGGAGCACTCGCAGAAAAGATGGTACAAGATTTATGATCGGTAATAAGATTACTCAAGAAGAAGCAGATGATCTTTTATACTTTCAGTTGAGGAGAGAGTTTCTACCATCACTACAAAAGATTCCACATTGGAATGAGATGACTGAAGATATGCAAGGAGCACTTTTGAGTTTTAGTTATAATTTGGGTGCTGATTTTTATGGACATCCCGATTTTAATACCATAACTAGAGTCCTTCGTGAGAAAAAATGGAATGAAGTTCCAAAGGTACTAGAACTTTATAAGAATCCTGGAAGTTCTGTTGAAAAAGGTTTGTTGCGAAGAAGAATTGCTGAAGGAAAACTTTGGGTTTCTTAAAATTATATGATTACCCGAATCCTTTACCTCCAGATGATCTAACTGAACGAGATCTTGGTTGTTTACGATTTCTATTTTCCCTTTCTTGTTGTTGAACTCTCTCTGGCGAATGCGTCAATATAGTTTTGATTATTGTTGCTGCCCTGTTTATTCTTCTAGAAGATTTATCAATGAATCTAGAAGCAACAGTCTCTGGGGCATCTCCCAATTCACCAACAGCACCTTCAATTCCAAGAGGAATTGCAGCAACTCCAAGATTTCCAACAGCAGCAGCCGCATTTTCACCCGCTTCTCTATCCATTCTTCTTTTTGGAAGCGGTTTATATCCTTCGCAAGCAGTTATAAATTCTTTAAATGATTTCATTTATTCTTCTACACTGTTTATAATATTTATTTTAATCTTCAACTTTCGTTCTTAAAGCAATTACCGTCGTTAGAATTGCCAGCAAAGTTTCATATCCTCTTCTTTCAGATTCTTTGCAATCTAAGGGTGGAGGATTTTTTAATCCGCCCAATACATTGGCACTAATAATAGATCCGGGAATCATAAAGTTGCAGGCAATAAAGTTAAGACCAACAAATCCAACTGCTGATACACAAACAATAAAAATAAGTTTGTTTAAATTAGGTTTCATCTTCCTTCTTTATGATGAATCCATGCCTTCAACTCATGCAAATATTGCCTAAGTTGATCGGACTTTTGCAGATGCCATATATCACCACTCTTGAAGTATTCTTGGGTATGATTATCTATCGCCTTAAGCATCTGATGTATCGGAGCGTTCCAGTGCTCTCTGTGAGGAGTATTAAATTCCCTTCCCATTGGGATTTTTTGCATTTATCTGTATTTAGATGTGCCAGTAGGAAAACCGACCACTTGACAAATGATAAATATTAACTTATTATGAAAAATCCCTGTTATGAGCAGGGTACTCATCATGAGAATTTGATCGTGACACACAGAGCCGTGGAAGATGCCCTTTGAGAAAAGGTTATACCCCATCTTTTATACGGATGCCGAATTCAATTAATTTAAATGCTTTTTAACTTTACAACTGTAGCCGTTCCTCTTTTGGCATCGGTTACAACCACAGCGTCAATACTGCCCGTGTTTCCACCTCCTCCAGTGAATGTTCCCACACCATTTTCAATTATTAAGGAGTTTGAAACAAAGACAGCAATCCGCGAGGTTGCTCCCGATAAAACAAAAGAAAAACGACTGATTTGTAAGGGATGTAATTCTTATGAATCTTTTACTCTTGAATTCCTGCAGGACAAGGGTATTCGTGACAAAAATGCCATTGCCACCATTATGGGCAACATTAGACAGGAATCTACTTTTGTTCCTAATATTTGTGAAGGTGGTGCTAGAGTTCCTTATCACCAGTGTCGTTCTGGTGGATATGGACTAATTCAATTTACTGATGCTCCAAGATATTATGGTCTTGGTAAGTTTGCTGCCCGTATTGGTGGAGACCCTTCCACACTTGATACTCAATTGCAATACATTATGTATGAAGGTGATTGGAAGATGATTGAGAATCAAATGAAGTCCCCCGGTAAGTCTATTAATGATTATATGCGACTTGCAAGAAAATGGGTGCGTTGGGGGCATCACGGAGCAAGAACTGATTTTGCTTACGATTATGCTTCTCGACTAATTCAAGTGGAAGTTTGATATATACTTCTGAAATGGAGGCATAAAGTCCTCCTTTATTAAAAATGTTTATTTGTAAAAAATTATGGAAGAACAGCAACAACATCTTACAAATCTTTTAAATCAAAGAAAGTCTCTTCTAGAAGAAATTAACTCCTTTCAAGAACAGATTAATGCTAAAAGAGAACTTTTTTTCAAAGTTCAAGGTGCAATTGAATACCTTCAACAAATTGGTACAACGATTTCAGAAACTGAAATTGCAGAAACAGAAGAATCTATTGATGGTGGAGAATTACCTGAATGAGATAAATTCTTCAGTAAATTATAAATATTGAGGAGTAATACTCCTCTTTTTTATGTTTAATTTTGGCAAAAAGAAACCAGATATCAAACAATATGCAATTATAGGAATTGTGTTGAGTTCTATTATTGCAACACTTTCTCAATGCACTGGAATATCGCAAAATAATATTTGGGATTTATTGGACGAAATTCAAAGAAAATATTTTCCACAAACGATTATTAATGAGTTTATAATTAAAGATTCTGAAAAATTAAATAGAAGAATTCAAAGAGATGTGAATAAAGCAATTCGTGATGTAACACCTGAGTATGATAGAATCATTTGGGAGGCAGATCAAAAATACCGACCAAGATATTCTGAAAAACCAATTGATCAGAATCTACAAACAGGAGAATCAAAACTTTTGGGTGGAGAAATGAGAATCTGTGCTTCTTGGGTTGAAGATTGCCCTAAAAATTGACTATATAAACATATCTTATTTTTTGGAGATGATTATGTCCGTATCACAAGAACTACTGAATGCTGTTGAAGCTTGGAAAGTAGAAGACGAAAAATTCACTGCAGGAAACAATGCAGCAGGCACTCGTGCTCGTAAAATGCTTCAAGAAGTCGCTAGACTTGTTAAAGCAAGGAGAGGGGAGATTACTGAAGAAAAGAACGCCCGCAAGGAAGCAAAGGGGGGTTGACAGTCTTTGATGGATGCGGTATTCTTTAGGGGTGGTTGAGAGACCACCACACAGAAGTTCTGGAAATATCTGGGTCTTTTGTCTAAATCCTAAGATTTCTTAGGTCGGAGATTTGATCACCTCCGTTCTCTCACAACCCTCTATGCCTATCCTTCAACAAAGTAATACTTGACAATTCTAGATAGTTTGAGTATTATGAAGTGACGCACAAACCTGAGGGTCTATTGGGGACGTAGCTCAGTGGAATTAAAGAGCAGCGGGTTTCTACCCCGTCGGTCGAAAGTTCGAATCTTTCCGTCCTCGTTTACATCTAAATACTTATATCTTAGTTGATTGGCGTCTTTAAGGTAGAGAGAGCAGAAATCCTCCTTTTCTAGTATAAAAAATAATGTCAATCAACTACGGAGAATGAGAAAGTGGTAAGAAAATCTGTCGGGCATTGCCCATGGAAGTTCGAATCTTCTATTCTGGACTAAATGAATAACAGTTCCTCCGAAACACTTGACAAAAACTCAAAAATATTCTAATATATAAAGAGATAGAGGTTAGGTCCCTGAATGCTCTTGAAGCATATCACACCTAATCCATCATCGCAGGGTAGTCAAGTAGTAAGACGCTAGGCTCATAACCTAGAGATCGTGGGTGCAAATCCTACCCCTGCCCCCAATAACACACAAACACACAAGGAGTAAAACAAATGACACCTTACGAACTGCGCTTTGAAATTTTCAAACAAGCTTATGCTCACGCTAATGATGAATATCAGGCAAAGTATCATGCTATTTCAATGTGGAATGAGAATAGTTCTGTAAAAACGAATTATCCAAATTTTCCTTCTTATGAATATATTGAACAACTTGCAGAGAAAATTAATAAATTTGTAAGTTCTAGGTAATCAAGTGGGGTGGCAACACCCCCGTTATCCATTTGCTGGAGTTAGCGTAGAGGTCGAACGCACCGCACTTGTAATGCGGATCCTAAAGGACATCACAGGTTCAAATCCTGTCTCCAGCTTGACATAATACTCAATATGTCATATACTTTCTTTTGTGTGAAGGAAGTGCGTTGGGAGAGAAATCTCCCACACTTGCGGAAGTAACTCAACGGTAGAGTCCCTGCTTTCCAAGCAGGTTGTTGCGAGTTCGAATCTCGTCTTCCGCTTGCCCTATAAAACTCAGGGCTACTAAATAAACATCGTAGTTGTAATTCTTAATACAATATGACTTTTCAAAATATTATTGCTGCTAGTGTAGTTGCTGCAACCTCTATTGTTGCTCCTGCTATGGCACAAGTCACCAGTGTTTCTCAACTGCGTGATGTTCAACCAACCGAGTGGTCTTATCAAGCAGTTTCCAATCTGGTTTCTCGTTATGGTTGTGTTGCTGGTTATCCTAATGGTACTTTCCGTCCTGGACAACCTGCTACTCGTGCCGAACTTGCTGCACTGACTAATGCTTGTCTTGATCGCATCACTGAGTTTTATACTGCTGCTGATGCTCAGACTGCTGCTGCTCTTCGATCTGAGTTCTCCCGTGAACTTGGTGCTACCAATGCCCGTGTAAGTGCTCTGGAAGTTGCTGCTGCTCAAAAGGTACAAGGTGTTGGTAACTATCTGGGTGCTGGTGTTCTTCTGAATCAGCAAGGTACTGCTGGCAATGGTTACAGTGCTCAGCGTACTGTTGCTGGTGCTACCATTCAGGGTCGTTATACACTGAAGACCTTCAGCAATCAGAATGCTGTTGCTGTTCGACCTTATGCCAACCTTGTCGGTACTCCTGCTGGTCAGATCGGTGCTGGTGGTGGTGCTCTGGTTTCTTATGATTGGAGCGTTTCCCGTGCTAAGTCTGGTGTAAGTCGTGCTAACATCTACACTGGTGTTGGTTATCAGATTCCTTTCGTGAATGAAACTGCTGCCAACTATCAGTCTGCTGTTGGCAATCGTGGTCAAGTAGTGTTTGCTCTGGGTCTTGAAGGACGCATCAGCAACTCACTCGTTGGATTTGCTGATCTGAAGTTCCCTACCACCAATGCTGCTAATAGTTACGGTGCTACCAAAGGAACCTATTCTCCTGTGTTTACCACTGGTATCGGAATTAAATTCTGATAAATCACTCATAAGTTGAGTAGAGAAGGGGGGAGTTGACAAACTCCCCTTTTTGATGTAGTATAGGAACAAATCAGGATGTTTATGTCACTAATTTCACAACGAGACAGAGAAGTTGCCATTGAAGCATTGGATTTCTATCTCTTTAATAAAAAATTTGATTTTACTGAAGAAAAGAGAATGGAAATTAATGCACTTCTAAACTGGATTAAAATCGAATATAATAAGAATGAAAATTAATCTCTGGTTCTGTAAAGAAATGAATCAATGGCGTTGGACTCTTACAGATTCATATCGTCCAATTGTCAAACAAGAATCTGGTCAAAGACAAAATCTACGAGATGCTATGAACGATGTAGCAAATACTGTAGAATACCTTATGAGTCAATTTTGACTTTTGTACCTGATGATTCGTGTGACGCTGACCCCGAGCGATATCGGGGTTCCTCCGTCGGTAGTCTATTGGTAAGGACAGGCAGACAATGCACTTGGAAACCAGGTTCGATTCCTGGTCGGCGGATTGCCCGATGACCCAGCTAGTGAAGGGACCTGATTTACACTCAGACATCGACGGGAGCGTTACCTGTATCGGGCACTTATTATAAATACTTGAAAAGTATTGATGTAATGGAAAAATTGTACAAACTAATTAGTGATGTGCAGGCAAATCTTTTTGTCCTTTTTCATAAGACTTGGGTTTTTCATTGGAATGTAGTAGGTCCTGATTTTCAACAACTTCATACACTTTTTGGTGAACAATATGAAACTATGTTTGAAGAGATTGATCGTATTAGTGAACATATGCGTTTTATGAATGTTCGTCCAATTGGAACTCTTACGAGAATGGTTGAGGTTTCGATGGTTGGTGAGGGATCTAACATCTCTCAAATTGACGAAATGGGACAAAAACAAATTATACCCGGCAAACCAATTACAAAATCTGATGAGATGATCAAGCGTTTGATGATTGATAATCTCACTTTAATCGAACTACTTACTAGTTTATCTGAAGAAGCAGAATTACAGAAGCAATATGCAACTGCTAGTATTTCTCAAGATTTGATGGAATCTCATGGTAAATTTGTTTGGATGCTAAGATCATTTACTGAAAAGACTGCTAAACTTTCAATAGAAGATTCTGAGCAAACTCCTATTGAAGTTCCAGAAGAACAACCGGCAGATTCATATCAAGTGCAACCATTCGTTCAACAACAATAAATTTTATTAATTTGTTTAATATTAAAGATGGAAAATTTACATATTCGTTGCAAGTCTTGTAACAAAGAGTTAGAAGGAAATTCTACAAAAACTGTAACTTGCGGTTGTCCAAATATGGCAACGATTCGTGGGGGAGTTATTTCGGCAGTTGACTTGGGAAATATAGTTATGATAAACTCTCTAAATACTAAAATAAAATCTAGCGTTCTTACAAGCGAAGATCTTGCTTTTCAGGAGGCAAGGCGTCAGCGTAAAGTAAGACGATTGGATTTTGAAGTCCGTTGAGGACTTTTATAGAGGGTAGCACCGATGGTTGGTAATTCGCCTTGAAAGCGATGCCAGGTTCACGCCTGATAGTTCGATTCTATTACCCTCTGTTTATAATAGTTAGGAAATATTAAAAACTTTAAATTTTCTTAATCTATATTTTTGTATCAACACAAACCTGACAGGTTCAAAATACTGATTAGTATAACTATTAGTATTCGGACTAAATTTTATGGATGAACATACTTTTAAAAACTGGATTAAGATAAAGGAAACTTTTGAAAAGTCTGGTAATACAGATAATATGTTCTATAAAAGAGCGTG